TAGAGCGATGTAAACTAACCGAGCCAGAGCCTTGCCCCCATACGGTTAACCCAGATAAATCTGCGGTGGTTAACGCTGAGTTTTGACCTATGTACGATAGTAAGGCTGTTGTAATTGCCGTACAACCGCTAAATATGCTTGTCAGTGATGATGCGTTTCGAAGGTCAAGCGACACTGAAACTAATTTAGTGCAGCCATAGAACATATAGTTAAAGTTTGTACCTTCAGCTGTATCTAACGTAGTTGCCGCTGTTAACGAAGTACAACCTCTAAACATATGTCCGAAGTTAGTATTTTTCGCTGTGTTAATTGATGGTATAGAGGCTAACGCCGTGCAACCATAGAACATACTATAAAAGTTTGTACCTCTAGCAGTATCAAGTTGTGGTACAGATGTCAGTGCAGTACAGCCACGGAACATACTTGCGAAGGATGTACCTGCGCTTGTATTTAATGTAGGAATAGTGGTAATCAGTGTACAACCATAGAACATACTTGTGAATAAAGTGCATTTAGGTGTCTCCAATGTTGGGATAGTGTCTAACCTCTTGCAATTATAAAACATATACTCGCAAGTAGTAGCTGCACTGGTATCAATCTCATTCACACTTTCTAACGCCGTGCAACCATAAAACATATAGGAAAAGTTTTTAACTGCTGACGTATCAATACCTGCGTGCTTGTAATGGGTTAATTGAGTACAACCATAGAACCTTCTGTAGAGAATGCCAATACCACTGCCTACAGGAGTTACAAGCAAAGCGACAGCGCCTGTCGTTGGGAATGTGTAAGCTGTAGCTGGGGTTATTGCTGTGTCATTGTCAAGCCACAATATGCTGTCGATATTAGTAGTCGAATATAAGATTGTAGTAGCTGAAGACTTTGAGGTAACATCGTAGGACACAATGAAACCGTGATATTCGTTTTTCTTCCATATTAACGCTTTGCCTTTATACATGGCGATGGCTTCGTTGCCTTGGTAATATGCAGCTTTTATGTCTGAACTCTTGATAACCATTAGCCTTCCTCCGTGATTATGTAGATAGTATCATCGTCAATGTCACCTGATGCAAGCCAATCATCGTAATCGTCTTGGGTTAGCACTTCGACCTTGGCGTAATTACTCAGCTTAGAGTCGATAGTCTTAGCGGTGTAATAGTTCAGATTGAGATTGTTTTGTACAGTTGCGACCTTATTATCAACTTGCTTTTGAGTGTACACATCTGACGCATTGGCTTTATCTCCAATGGATTCTAAAAGTTCTTCTACTTGTGCCCCGGTATATTGTGAGTTGTATGCCATAGCCTAATTACGATTTTAATACGTTAAAACTACCGCCATCGGAGAGCAAAAACTCTCCGTTGGCAGCAGCGAAAACTTCACGCTTGCCTGTTTGGTTGACAGTCAATTTAGCAGATGCCTTACCATCGCTGGTCTTGAATGTAGCCACTATTGAGCGGTCAACACCTTCACATGGTTCTGTGCTGATGCTAACATAATCATTCGTGACGTCAAAAGCAATCTTTTCATTTGTTCCGTCACTCCAAAGCAGGGTTGTGCGTGTTGTAGCCATATTCGTTCCGTTAAGAGATTGACCAAGAGGTGTTAGAGTTAACGGTTACTGATACAGCAGTACCAGCGGCTGTCAGTGTGATAGATTCGGGTTCTACGCTGATACGAGCGTCACCTGCAGCTTGTTTAACCGCAATCTGCTTGGCTAATGAAGTACCACCTGCGGGGGTGACCTTCAGTGTTCGGGTAACTTCCGAAATCGTATCGTTAAGAGGAATTTCAAGCGCAATTGAGAACGCATACTCTGCGGTTGCGCCAGGGTCACCAGATACGGCTGCGCCATTACTGGTTGACTTGCCGTTAGCTGTGTAGGACGCAGGAAGAGAAACATCCACCGAATCACCTACAAATGCGAAGGTAAGTGATTTTGAGTTAGTTTTACCTGTAATGGTGACAGTGCCCGCCGCTTTGTCCGCAGCCATTTCCGAACCGTTATCAAACGATACGTATTCGGCTTTTGCTTCCTGCGTTACAGCGTATGTAACGGGACTTGATACACCAACTGCGGTTACTGTTACCGTAGTGCTACGGGTTTCACGACCAGTATGGACTGAGCCCGTGTTTGAAATCGTTTTGTTACCACTGCCCGAAGTGGGGTTAGTAGTCAACCAACTTGCTTTTGCCATGTGCTACTTAATAAATAGGTTAATATTAAATGAATTATTACATTAATCCAATCGCCAAGCGGTGTTGGAAATAAGTTCTATATCTGCAGTGTTGTTATTGCTTTCCATGAGGAAGATATAACGCGGAGTTACCTCTACCATCGGCACTTTACGTTGCCAAACGACATCTCCGTTGAATTTCAACGTGTTTATTTCAGTGCCGTTATACAACACCGTAATAGGTTCTTCTATGCCGTTTATGTGTATCATTAGCGTGTAACAATGTTTAGCGTTTTTGTTTCCTCGTCATATTCAAACTCGAAATTTAGCCTTGAAGCTAAATCTCGCTTGGCTTCTTCCGTCATACTATCGTAAGTAAGGTCTTTCCCATCCTCGCCCTTGATGTATGGCAGGATCATTTCAACTTCAGTCTCTTTGGGATTGTCCGGTCTGCCGTTAATGAGTTCAATATCGATTGGTTCAGCCGTGACGGTTTTCTTTGTGCCATCGGGGTAAATGCCGTTTGGCAACAACGCAGTAAACTCGATATGTAATTTGCCTACGCCTAAATTGTGGTCATTGCAAACTACATGGATTTTACCATTGTCGTTGAATAGATTGGTGCATACACCCCCGATATAGCTTGCAGAGTAACTACGAAACCCGGTCGAACATACCAACTTAAAGTCATAATCGGGAAAGTCAGCAAAGATGGGTTTGCCATCTGTGGTATAGCCGGCAATCTGCCGATATACAAAATCAAAATCTGATTTGTAATTATATTTTATCCCTCTTGCCATAGGCTTGTATATTGTTTATGAAGTTACGGTGATATATTGTGAAGTGTTGTAAGTCAGTACGCCCGACTTGGCAACGTAATAGCGGCGTATGCGCGTTGTGGTCGTTGTTCCCGATGAGTCGTTATTCGGTATTACCAAATCTTCGGTATTCGGCAAGTAATATTTGCCGTCAGCAATTCGATAACTTGACGCTGACGAAAATTCCGAATCTTTCAGTCGCTTCGTGAACGTCTTGCCATTCTGATTAGAATAAACCGTTTGAACCGTTGCGCCGCTCTTGACGTGAAATTCATAATACTCTGTCGCTTGTAATCTTACGTCAGAAGTAAGCAATTTCGCCGTGCTTGGCACTAATGCGAATGACTTCCACCAATAAGTCGGGTTGTCGGGCGATTCCGATGAGCCGTCGAGATACAATACATACGTCAGATTCCCATCTTCGTCAAAAACTTGCAAAATGCAATTCTGGGCGTTGTCGAAGTTGGGAGTTGCGCTTACTGTCAATGTCGGATTTAAGGTCGCAGATGTCGAAATAGCTTTGCTTGCAGTGCTGCTACTGCTATCGTCATCATCGCTTGCCGCTGTTGCTGACGCGCTTGTTGTTGCTACGGAATCTAAGCCGAATTTCACTGCAAGCGTTAAGCCGTCAGCGTGATAGAATCGTATGTAGGAATCGTTGCACTCGCTAATCGTGATTGTGCGCTTGCCGTTGACAATGGTTTGCAATTGCCCTACTTGGATAAGGTCTGCGTTAAGAATTCCACCTGCAAACAAAGCCGCCAATGCGCCATTGTTCAAAACTTTCACCTTATCAGCTTCAAGCGTGATACCCTCGTCAGCGTCTAAGGTCATGCCTGCGCGAGCCACGCCGTCTACTTTAACCGCCATTGAAATTTGGTCAGCTTGTTGGCTGATTACGCTTTCCAAATCATCAGCGGGCGCAACAAACGCTGTAGCTACCGAACCTTCTTCCAACTTTATATTCCAAAAGTTGGCGGTAAGCAAGCCGCTAAAGTCATCCCATAATCTCAGCACAAAGACAAGATACATTTGCGTCGTGCCGCTTATTGTATCTGCGCTATGCAAGTGATAAACTTTATCAATCTGAGTGTCATATGGTAGTCCGTTGCTATCTGAGGCGTATTCGCTTTCGCATAGCCATGTCGTTTGCGTCAGGTTGGAAATGCCAACTTTCAGTGCATCATCAGGAATTATGCTTTTGGTCGTGCCATCGCCGTCTACCGTTGGAGTGTTACTCGGTAATTCGCCCGATTGCGAAAGCTCGGCAACAAATGATACGGTATAATCCGTATTGCTCTTGAACTTGCTGCGGTCAATGGCAACAAACATTGCTACATATTTCCCTGCTGCAACATCATCTGACGTTTTTAGTTGCTCGTAAATCGCCGTTGCATCTTCAGGCTGATAATATGTGTCAAACAAATCTTCAGGATAAGCGCGAACTATGCCATCTTCCTCGGTCGGCAGTAAGTTGCGGCTTATTTTCCCGACGGTGCTTGCAATGCAACTTGCCGTTACTTCAAGCTCCGAAGTTCGCGTGTCGAGTGCAGTTGTGCGCTCAGTTAGTGCTGTAATAGCTTTGTCGGTAACTTCGAGGCTTGCTTTATATTGTGCGTTAAGCTGTGTTGCATCCGTTGTCACGGGTACTCCTTGACGGTCTAAAACGCTTGTTTCGTCATCGTCGTAGAGAATAAAGTCAACGCTCTTAATGTTGGTGTTAATTGTTTTTCCGTCTGAGTTGATTACTTGTATGCCGCGGAATACGCCATCTGTGCGCGTTGCTGTCATTTCTTCTGCATCCCATCCCATACGACGATATTTCAATATCTTTTCGTTAGTCGGTGTGCGCGTTTCGCCTTGCACCTTGTAAACCGTGCAACCAACTCGCTTCGTATCGCTCGTGCCGTCTACCGCGTCAACAACTACTTGTGTAACGTCGGGGATAACTTCGTAGATAATTGCATCGTCGCCCTTATCGCCCATTTCGCCTTTTAACTCCGCCCATGTGTAAGCGGCGTAGTCCGTCGGGTCCGCTTCGTTGTAGTCGGTACACGTTCCGATATAGAGTGCGCCTTTGAAGTAAGACGTTGAGAAGTCCGTTTTGCCATCAGCTGAGTTGGCATAGGCGAAATGTACGTAGGTAGTTTTGCCATTGTCGCCGGGCTTACCGGGCGTTCCGTCATCGCCATCAGCTCCAATGCGGCTAACGGAGTAATATTTAACGCTTGTGCCGTCGCTATATTCAACAACTATCTTTGACCATAGCCATTGCCCTAATTCAACGGTCGGCATTTCGGTATATGTGAACTCGCTATCGTCAGGCTGTGCGCTTGTGGTCGTGATAGCGTAGGTGACAGAAGTTGAATCTATACTTACGCTCGTGCCGTTTGTACCCATGCGAGCTACGGTATATGTTACCGTTGAATTGCCGTCGGTATAAACTACCGTTGTACGGGTCCAAAGATAACGCCCTGCCGACACTGACGGAATATAGTCATGCCATCCCGTAGTCGGAGCAGTCGTTCCGCTTGCCGCCGAAGCGTATTCAATTGTGGTTGATTCAATCGAAATACTTGTACCTTGTTCGCCTGGGCGAGAAGCGTACAAACTCATTGTGGCATATAGGGGCGTAAGTTTGTTTTTGGTCGCCTTAATATCCACGGTAGCGGAATCTGAGTCAGCGTCGTATGCTGATACGGTAATGCGGCGCGTTGATTTATCGTAGGTCGCTGTGCAATTGGTCGTTGTCAGCGTGATAGTCCAATCAGTTTCGAGATTAGCTCCGTTGTAGATATTGACCTCGCAAGTTGACGGAATACCCGAAGTAATTTCGCCCGCGGTGTTAAATCCAACGGCTTGCATCTGATTGGTCAAATAGATAGTGCGCTGCGCCAATTCACTTGTACGTTGGTCTAACTCTTGTGTACTTTCAACTAACGCTTGTATGCTATCGTTGGTGACTTGTAAGCTCGCTTGATAATCGCGATGCAAGATGGTTGAATCGGTCTGTATCGTTACGATTGACTTATCAATCAATACTTCATCCTGATACAAGCGGAATGTTACGGAGCGCATATCAGCTTCAGGCGTGATATCTCCTGAGTATTCTACTTCGTCATCGTCGCTATATACGTCTGTATCGTTATCGTATCGGCGTATGGTATAGGTTAGCTTTAATCCCGCGCTGTATGGTGCGGACAATAGCGTGTCGCCTGCAAACAGAACTTTGCCGTCATAAACCAACATTCCCGTCGTTGTTGTCGGGTAAGGGATATGAACTATTTTATCCGTACCGTTACACTTGTAAACTTCACAAGCTATTTCAGTGGGATTAAATTGCGCTTGGTCGTTATCGTCAGTGTATGTAAAGATATAATCACTTTGCGGTCTGAGCGTGTAAGGCTGATTGGCATTGTTGATTAATTCCTCTACATTTTGTTGCGTTGTGCCGTCGGTGATATAAAAATCTCCGGTGAACTTGTTGCCGTTGGGAGATATGCGAATCTGACATTGTGCATCTCCCATTACAAAGTCGTTGATTCCCTTGTATTGGTAGATATACGGACTTCCCTCACCATATGAAGCGATAATGATAATGTTTTGGCGGTCGGCGTCTGTGCGGTTGCCGACGGTGATTATACGGTCGCCCTCTGCCGGTAGACAAGTGGAATCTACGTCATATTCGCCCGATTTAGTTGATAGGGTGATATATCCCCATTCATCGCCTAATTCGTCAGTTTCTTCCCCAACGGCGGTTACTTCGCGCCAATAGTAACGATTTACGGTGTTACCCTCTTGGTCTTGTTGCAGATTAAAGGTTTCGCAACGCGCTAAGTCGCCAACGCGAAAATCATTGTAGATTTTTCGCCCCTCTGCATCCGACATCCGGAAATAGCATTTAACACCGTCAGTTACTTCTTCCGTATGGTCGCAAGTCATCGCTGCCGGCGAACTTATTTGCGAGCCGCCAACGTGCGTTTGCTGCTGTATCTCTACTTCTTTAGCCTTGAATTTCTTGGTAACAGTCAAGTCGGCAGTTTCAAGATGTGCTTCGCCATTTTCGTCAACATAGAACGTACCACCGGAAACGCTTGGAACGTAATTGCCAACTTCAATGCTCTTGTTAACAGTTAGCTCATTGCCAACGCTTGCATTACCGCCAACGCTTGCATCGCCTAAAATCGTAGCCGAGCGGCGTATCTTAGCCGTTTCCGCTTCGATATTGCCATCTGTATCAAACTTGCCGCCATTTGAACCGGCAACATATTCGCCAACTTCAATGCCGCTTAAAAACTTAATCAGATACTGAGCCTCATCCGGCGCGAGCTTTTGCAGGAATAAAGCCTTCAACTTAGTGATAAAATCATTTTCATTGGCTAAGGCTCCGGCCTCATCTGCATAACCTGCCTTTACTTTATATGCTGAAGAGGAATCTGAGTTCGACCATTTTTCGCGCAAATACAGATACCCATCAGCCGTTGATAGAGAGTCCAAGACGGTCTTATTGGCATGAGTATGGCCATCGCAGTTAGTAACTGTTGCTCCGGATCCGGTTACGATCACACTACTACCACCGCTACTACCACTAACACCGGCCTCTCGTAGTCGCTTACTACGAGGCTGTGCCGTGCGAGTCATTGTTATGACATTATATTGTTTATCCATCTTCCTCTACTTATATTCAATACCTTCGTATATATCGGCTGAAAATTCTGCCATCTTTATCTCACTTGCATCCTGCATCAGATCTTGGACCTCGCTGAGCAGCATATATCTACCGCTCATGGTCTCATCTGTAAGAACCTTAAGATCCGGTAACAACCTTACGGTTCCGCTAAGAGTTGCCTTACGACTTCCATATTGACTATAAACCGTCCCTATCAGTAGGCGTTCAAGCCTATCTGTAGCTCCGGCCCTATAAAAAGTCTGCGTAGCTTGATAATTCTTATCCATAATCAAACCACGTGCCGATGCACTATAGTTTTTCTCGCCAAGAGTCCCTACAATTGTGTCAATACTGTATTCTTCCTTAGCGCTTCGATTCACCCATGCCGTGTCCTCAATATCCTCCTGCTCTACACTAGTGCCATTTTTGTTCACTATCGTAATTGTCGGATCCTTATACATAAGCCATCGTGCTATGCTCCAAACATCTTTTTCCTCACGCTTATAATCAAATTGATGAATCCCGCGCCCAATCTGCAGTTCAAGCCATCCCCCTCTCGGTGGCAGATCAATAAATTCTCCCTCGCCGCGAGCTTCCCACTTCTTCGGCAAATCATCTCGGTAATATCCAATAATCTGCCTGTTTTTCTTCCAGCCTCCGAATCCTGATGCGCTCTTGCGATTCTCAAAATCATAATACGCCAAATACATGCAGCCCCAAGTTCCCTCTCCGCGAACCCAGCCACACTGCTCCTGCGTATACCCATTACCGAGCATCACCTTACTATTCTCGTAGTGATACAATATCTCCCCGCTTGCATCCCTCAGATTTAACGTTACCGGCACATAGCCAAAATTGGCCCAATCATTCAGACGGCCATAGTTCCCCTCTTCATTGGGATTCGAAGCACTTTCAAATGGGTTATAACGCACATCGAAAAGCGTACTAAGCTCTATCTTCAGCTGATAATTATCCTTAGCATAGCTGATAAATCCGATGAAAGCCTTTTCACTCGTAATAATAGGCTTAGAATAATACTTATCGTCATAATGAACCCTCGGGAAACTTCCTGTCAACTCATCATAGTTAAAATCCTTATTCCCCTTGTGGCCGTAAAACACACCAGCTTCATCGCTCCCGCTATAGGCGCTATCCAGCCTGAAAAACTGAGCACCATTCTCCAACGTCAGTCCAAGCCCATCCTGGTCTCCAACGGCCAACTCAAATCCGTCAGCAGCATCGTCCCAATCATTATCCATGAGCCATTTCGTCCCGGTTACCCCTTCCAAAACATCATCATGCTCCAACTCCCCGTTTATCAATTCAGAGTCTGCATATGGTGAAAACGTTACAACAACATCGTTGTAGACAACATCTGCTCCCAACACTCCATCGTCGCTTTTCCACCATACTCCCTCTTTTTCCAGCCCATCGTAGATAGCATTCAAATCGTAAATATAAATCTTGCCTCCCTTCTGAACTATCCTAAGAGCGAATGGTTGAAGTACAGCCTCCAGCACTTCCCGGTAAGTCTTCGCTTCCCCATCCTCATCATAGAAATTATCATTCAGCAAATAAATGCTGCTCAAGTCTAACGTATTCTCATATTTATATTTACTTGTACTTATCAACTTCACTACATTATCATAGCTCAGCCCCGCAGCCTCTATGCAAGTCTGCAGTATCTCCTCCATCGTGCTCACCCCGGTCTTATCCCAGCTCTTTCTATCTAAGATCGCGAAATCCGAAAACGAGAACTCTACCTCATAATCCCTCCTATAAGAATATGGCTCCTCATACAGCTCCGGATCCAACATACCGCTCCAATATAGCCTCCCGTTTCTATATACTTCAGCCTTAATCGTGCCCGGTTCTATCGTATAGAGATTAACATATTTCCTATCCGTTTCGCTAACCAGCGTCAATGTCATCGCCGACGACTGTACCGGCTCTATCTTGTCGGTCTCCGCCCACTCTATGCTCACAGGCGTATCTGCAGCAAAAATCAGATCCCCAACTCTTGCCATACTCTCGTCAGATCCAAGTATCATTACATCATAATGAACTCCATCTACGCTTACAAACGAACCCTCATATAGCGTCTTCATATCCTAATCCTTGATCCTATCTTGTTCTATTTCTCATTCGGTTCTCCTTCTGCAACACCCCGACCAGTGTGCGCCCCTCTATCCTGAAACGCACTACTCCGCCGGCGCCTATCCCCTGAGGCTCTATTAGCTGCTTAAGCTTATTCAGCGGTGCTACTACCTCCGGGTTATTCGCTGCGCCAGCATACTCTCCAAAAATACCCAACGTCGGCCCGTATGCTATACCTCCATCTGCAAACTTTGGCAACGCTGCCATAATGCCAAGCATCGCTGCTATCATACCGCCGGCTATCGCAATACCTACCCAGGGGATGCTGGCATGTGCTGCCATTGTTTTTGAGGCTGCCTCTCCTATCTTAGCGCTCGTTACTACTCCTGACGCAACAGTTTCCTCTTCAGCGGCTGCAACGTCTATTCCAGCACCTACTTGTGTCGCCTCAGCTGCTGCCATGGTGGTCCCCATTTCTGCTGTTTTTGCAGCTGTCACCATTGTTGATGCTGTGGTCTGCTCTGTAGCTGCTTCCACATCAGTTTCGGCCCCAACTTCTGTAATGGCTGAGGCTGCTTGCGCCGCTCCCATCTCAACCCCCTTCGAAGCTACTACTACTTCTGAAGCGGCCTCTTTCTCGCCGGCGGCTGCTACTGCCATAGCAGCATCCGTCTCCGTTGCCGCCGTTGTTTCCTTGGTCGCTGCAACATCCGCCTTTTTCGTAATTCCCAACACCTTCAGTACGGCATCTACTATCGACGCTATCTTGCTGAACGAGTCATAAACCTGTATGGCGCTGTCTACTACTGAGGTCATTTTCTTCCAGGCATTACCATCCCCCTTCAAGGCATCTGTAATCCCTTCTATGCCATTGCCTACTCCCTTTACAGAGCCCCAGGCATCATTCAGTTTAACGGAACTCAGTTGTACCTCATTCCCATATTGTCGCCATTTCTTTATAAGCTCCTCTATCTCGCTTCGCTCCGTTTTGCTTACCGGGTTCTTCTTATCGTCAAGCATCCCTTGGAGCTCTCGAATCTTCTTCTTGATCCCGTCAGCTCCTATTAACTGAAGCTCCATCTTCAGCTTCTTCCCGCTTAGTCCTTCTATGCGAGTAGTGTCTACTCTCACTTCCGCTAGAGTCGTTCCCCTTTTTATGGCTTTTTCTTTCTCCTCTAAAGCTAATATTGTCTGCTGAATCCCCTCTATCTCGCTCGAATTGGCGTTCTTCATCTTCGCTTGATAATACGAAATCGCGTTCTCCAACTTCGTTATCGTATCGAGCTTCGAGATATCTTCGGGCATCTTCATCGCCGCCATCGCATCATCCCAGCGCTGCTTTAGTTCCTTTAATGCATTGATATGAGCCGCTATCTCCCCACGCTCCGATTCGTTTACTCGCTGTAGTTTACCCTCATAATAGGTTATTTCGTCATTCAGCTCGCTATATGTCTTAATCTCATCAACCGGTACCTCTACATGTCCTGCATCCTCCATAGCATCTTTCAGTGCTTGGAGGTTAGCTATTTCTTTGAGAATAGCAGCCATCTGTTCTCTGGGCGCATTATTTAATAGAGATTGTTGATAGGTCAATGCCTGATCTATATCAGATAATGTATCTAGAGTAACCGGTTGGCTGAATGAGGCCTGTAGGTTTTTAATTGCTTCCTGGCTTTTATTGAGCTTTACAATTAATTCGGATAGACGCTTAATTTCGTCAACTTCCGTAGGATCTAATTTTTCAAGTTTGGTTTGATAATATGAAATGTTATTACCAAGTTCCTTATATGATTTAGCATTGGCAATAAGATGTTTCCCATCATATTCAGTATTTTTGCTTGATGATGTCGACAGATTGTATTGCTTACCCAATTTATCATAGCGAGCCTGCATCTGTTTAAGCTTTTGAGCTTCTGCATCTGCATTTTTTGCATTAGTACCTGCTAATTGCTTAACTTTTGCTTCTTGACGTTCAATAGCTTGGCCAAGTTGTTCATAGCTCATTTTCTGCCAATCTATTGCTTCTTTTGCTTTCAGTCCAGAGTTTGCTACTTTTTGATTAGCATCTGCTACCTTTTCAGTCGACTTAGCTTGCTTATCCAAGTCGTCAGCGACCTCTTTTGCGTCATTCTTATCTGAAATGCCGAAGAACTTCTTAACCCATTCCCATGCCTTTTTAACGACGGTCGAAACCTTTTCAAATGCTGCTACCAAGTGTGACCAAATAGCACTTGCCACAATTTTTATTACGCTCCAAACCTTATCGCATATTTTACGAAAGCTTTCGCAATTGTTATATGCTGCTATAATAGCTGCAACTAATGCGGCTATTGCTAATACAACAATAGCAATCGGGTTAGCACTCATGATAGCGTTAAAAGCGATCTGAGTAACAGACCATATTTTTGTAGCAGCGGCAACTACTTTTTGAGCAATAGCAGCTCTACTTGATGCTGAAGCGAAAGAAATAATTTGAGAGCCCAACAGCTTACATGCATTTGACAACTCGCGACAACTAATTAACCCCATTCCAAATTGTGCAAGAAGACCCGCGAATGGAGCTATGGCACTTGACACAGCTCCGGCACTATCCATAAAGGCGTGTATCTGGTTTTGTAAGACAACATTTAGTGAATCACCGGTAGACGCCATATTATCATAGGCGTCGGAAATCGTACCGGCGCTATTTGCCATAGCTGCAATATTTTCGGTAAACTTATCTTTCATATTGCCCGTGAGGGACGTGAGCAAACGAAGCGCTTCGGCACTACCGAATAATTGTCCATAAATAGTCTCCGGCAACTGTCCGGTTTCATTAGCATAAGCTTCCACGCTGGACGATAACTCCTGTAAGAAGTTATCAAAGCCACCACAAGCTTTCACACTCGCTGCATTAAAACTGATTCCCATTGCAGCGGCAGCCGTTTCTGCCTCTGATGTTGGTTTAATTAATGAGTTTAATACAGCTGCCAACTGGGTTGATACTTCGGCGGTTTTACCGGTAACCCCTGTTGTGGTCGCAAATACAGCCATTAACTCATCCATAGATATCCCTAAACTTGCTGCACTTCCGCTCACTCGTGGTAACGCGTCTCCGAGTTCTGAAAAGGACGTTTTACCGTTCTTTGCGGTCATTTGGATTTTATCCTGGATTTCGCCGGCTTTGCTCCACTCCATGCCGTAGTTCTTGATCAGCGTTGACGTTACCGTCACCGTCTGGCCCAAGTCCGCAATGCCACCTACCGACGCTCGCGCACTCTGCTCCAAGAACCCTATCCAATTATCCTCCGGAACCCCATTTGAGATTGTCTCATATAGCCCGTTCGCCAACTCCTCTCGAGCCAACGGTATAGTCTTGCTCAGCTCTACAATCTGATCCGTCAACTCGTCAAACTCTTCTCCGCTTTTACCGGCCATGGTGTTAGCTGATCGCATTGCCGTTTCAAAGCTGTTAAATGGAACTGTTAATGCGGTTACAACATCTCGTAACTTATCGATCGCGCGTATCGACGTGTCAAGGACCAACGCATTCTCCGCCATCTTCTGGATACTTTGACCGGCGCGACTAGCACTCTCTACTATGTCGCTAATCGCTTCATCGGCATTGCTCGCCTCGATCGTTAGAGTCCGCAGAACTCCGCCTCCGTCTCCTTTGATTTTTATCTCAAATTCTACCGCTTTCGACATTTTTTATTACCTTTGCGTTGTACTTATTTATTTTATACTCTATTCCTATGAAGTTCAACCCGGGTTGCATTTGGGGCGACATATTACTAATTGTAATGATCTTATATGTGGCGACAAGCTCTATTAAGGTCAAATTTTATCTAATCATAACCGGAGTTGTGCTCGTTCTTATTTTGGGCATACTCCTTATTATTAGTGATCTAACCGATAAACATTAAGTTAGGCCTACTCGCTTCTTCGCGGCTTGATAGCGCGCAAGAATATCCTCCTTGCGCTCCTCTCTGCGAGGCGTTTCCTTCAATTCATGCTCCCATGGGAACTCCATAACGTCCTTTGGCGATAGACTCTTCTTGGTATAAGGTTGTAGGGAGCACATACATATCATGCGTGCCCGTTCCCACGCTGATCGATCTTCGCTTTCTCGACGCCGCTGCCACCCTTCATATATCGAATAGAACTCAAATGGGGTGCACTGGCAAAAGTCTTCCATACTCATGCCTATACACCCCATTCCTATCCCCAGAAGTTCTTCTATGCTGACGGGGTCGTTACTTTTTTTTTGCCCCCATCATTATCTTCCGCCATCTCTGCATAAAAGCCATTAAGTGTAGTCGGATCTAGATGGTCCGCAAAATCCTCAAACTTCATGTTGAACTCTACGCCGTCTACCTTGCTCGCCGATGCAACACAGTGCCAAACAAACCTTACCATGCTTTCCATGTCGCTTGTGTCCAGCTTGCTAACATCTACTCCGGTATCGCGCTTGAACCTAATCATCGCTCCCATCGTAACTCTGCAAGGATAATCACGTCCTCCTATCTGAAGTCTGATCTCCGGCTTTGTCTTACCGTTTCCTTTCATAGCCTATTTATGCATTAGTGCTTGTTGCTGAGCTGTCGGTCAATCCCGTGCCTACTTTCTCAACCTTGCCGCTGTTCTCCAACTGGATGCTATATTTACCATCATCGCCCGCCTGCGCATCTGCCTCAAGCGATGTGATGATATATTTACCCTGATACCCGCCGGAGGTCTTGCCCGTGCGCTTGTCGCCGTCGCGTAGCGAATATGAAGCCTCTACCGGCTCCCCGGCCAACTGCAAATCCTTAAGCTGATCGTAGGTAGGCATATCGCTGTCACCATTCGTCAAGATGCAACCATCTGCACTGATGCTCTCCGAGAAGCTCTTTACATACTTCTCCTTCCATTTGCCGCTCGAAGCCTCCTTCGTCACGCGCTCTCCGGTCTCGGTCGTTGTGCTTACTTTACACCCTGTCGAAAAGGCCAATGCATTCCCTCCGATACTCAAGATCAAATCAGTACCGTCGAGTACACTATAGTTCTTATCAGTTTCCATATCTTTTCCTGATTATTATTGTTAATACTATGCCGGTAATTAACCCGGCGATAAATGCTCCGATCTGCAATCGAAGCCCATTCGAACTCGTTTGGACCGCTCTCGTCTGCTCGTATAGCTCTTGATAATGATTCCGCGATTCCTGTGCTTCAGCATACTTCATCGCGTAGTAATCAACCTCCATAGCCAGACTATCGCAGGTCGCTTCTACTAATATCTCCCTCCCGGCTCGACTTACCTTAGCTCCTGCCTGTCGGCATTTCTCGCTATAGCTCGCCGTCGACGGTAGATTAAGAAGGCTGTCCACAGGCACTCGCAGCGTCACCGAGCTCCCCGGTATCCCCGCCATCTTCCGTATCCAAACCTCCGTTCGCATACTGTCCGACTTCTGCTCCTCCGTTGACTCCGACTCCATCCCGGTGCTCTCGCCCTTTTTGATCGTCGTGCAACTTCCTAAGCACAGGGCAATCGTCAGCATAACGGCAACCATTGGCTGCATCCAACGCCTTCCGAAACCGCGCCAACTCTCTCTTGGTCGACGCCATCTCCCGCTTTGTAGCTTGCAGATCCTCTCGAGTCCCATTCAACTCTTCCTTTAACGGTTTTACGATATTCTCTACCAAAATGCGAGTGGCATGTTCTGTATTGTCTATCCTTACCCGCTCAGATTCTCCTCGAGCCTTCTCTGCCTCTGCATTCGCCTTATTTATTGTCGCTTTCAGCGACAACAGTCCTACCAAACAGGCTGCGAACCCTCCGCCGAGTATCAGATTGATAATCTCACTCCAGTTCATGCCACTGCATTTTGTCTAGATTATTGCTTGATTCCTATCTCCCTTAGCCATGTTTGAACATTGAAACTCGGACACGCCTTTGCTGCCAGCTCGTTGTGACCTACTATTCTTACTCCCGGAAATCTACTATGAAACTCCTTTACATAGCCCGCCATCGCCTGCTTCTGTGCTGCAGTGCGGGTGTCCTTCGGCGTCTTGCCGTCGCTCCCGACTCCTCCGCTATAAACTATGTGCCGGCTGATCGAGTTATAGCCTCTCGCTCCATTTGTGATCTCCCATGGATCTACATTCCCGTCCTCGTTATTATCTACCAGGCGCTCGATGCTCCCATCTAAATGGATAAGATCTGTATAGCCTACCTGCTTCCAGCCGCGACCTCCTCCCGTTACCGGCGAAGTATGCCAACGCCTTATATCAGCGCTGCTCACTTCTCGCCCCTCAGGTGTCGCCGTGCAATGTATTACCAGATATTTCAATGTCGCCATAGCTCGTCACTTACGCTTTAGCTGTATAACCGCTGCGCATTACAACTCCGGCATCACCCTTCTTCGGCATGCAGATAAAGTAGTGGCAGAAGTTAATCTTATTGCGCTGATATTCCGGATCCGTTGCTGCCTCGCTGTAATACATCTTGGTCGAACCGGTCGCCTTGAATACGCGCGGTGTGTAGAACGCAAACGAACATTGGAATTCTCCGGCTTCGACTGTCGCATCTACGCCCTTCTTCTTCCCTTCCTGATCATAAATCGGGGTATACCCATATTCATAGATCTCGAAACCATACAAGGTGCCTACCTTGCCGGTGTTGCGGTCGATGTTATACTGCTCGCGGAAGGCCTGATCAGCTAACAATAGGTCATTTACATGGTCCGGACACAATACCAAGCGGCGATTATCCGTAGGCACTTTCAGCTTATCCATCGCGCGCTTCATCGCTACCAAGTCGCTCATGGTTAATTTTAGTCGACCGGTCTCTGCATCGCGCTCGCCGCTTGTTGCCAACACCGGTGTGGTGGCACTGTTTGAGCTGGCACACATGGCGTGGGCTGCCTTCTTAAACTTCGCATCGTTTATCGCATTGGCGTGGCCTTCCTTCACTCGGCTCATCTTATCATAGCTGATAGCATACAGCTCATCATCTGTGATAGGGGTCACCTTCGTCTGGAACTTGTCCAGGCTGATCGCGATATCCTTATCGTCAAGCGCCTGTAGTGGAATTGGATATGTCGTATTATTGATCAATACATCCGGATCCACCCCTACATCTACCAGATGGATCACATCATTATTTACAATCGACGATTGATCCGGAACGCCGTCTAGCCAGCTACCCGCAAGAAATTCGCGTAGCGCTTTTACTAACTCCCCGGTCCATACTTCCGTATATACCCCTTCCTGAGCAATTCCGTCCTCCTTGGGCACAAAGCTCATCACCATGCCTACCGCTACCATCAGTACCGCGCAAATATAGGCATTGACTCCGAGCAGCATCCCCAGCGTAGCTCCGATGACCATGTTGATCACTACCGCTGCTACAATTCTTG